GAAATGTGTAGCGTTATCTACTTCTTTCGAAAAGCCATCTTTCACAATCGTCGTAGTTTCGTCTGCCGCTAGACCAAAAGCAGTCATAGCATCCGTTACGATATCAGATGTAGTGGCGAGATCTTCTCCACTGGCCGCTGCAAGATTCATGATTCCAGGAAGACTGTTGTACATATCCTGCACATTCCATCCTGCCATAGCCATATAGCCCATAGCGTCTCCGGCTTCTTTTGCGGAGAATTTTGTCTGTGCGCCCATTTCTCGCGCACGCTCTCGCAGCTTATCCATATCCTCTGCAGACGCTCCGGATATTGCCTGGACATTCGACATTGAGCTGTCAAAGTCTGCCGCTGTTTTAACAGCAGCGGTTCCCAGTCCAGTGATTGCCGCTGTAACTGGGAGCATTTTTTCTCCTGCGGTTGTCAGGTTCTCTCCTATTTTCCCGGCTTCCGTAGAAATCTGGGCCAGTTTTGCGGATCCTGATCCTACTTCGTTTTCCAGGGATTTCAGACTTTCCTCTGTTTCAATAATCGTCCTTTTCAGGGCGTCATATTGCTCCTGAGAAACTTTTCCCTCCTGGAACTTCTGCTGTACTTCCTGTTCTTCATTTTTCAGAAGTTCCAGCTTTTCTTTTGTGTTTCCGATTTCATCAGACAGCGCTCTCTGTTTCTGTTGTAATAATTCCACATTCGTAGGATCCAGTTTCAGCAACTTATCAATTTCTTTGAGTTCTGTCTGTGTAGTATTTATTTTTGCATTCAGACCATCAAGCGACTGCTGCATCTGAGTAGGTGCATTCTTCGCTTCATTTTCCAGAGACTTCAAACTCTCCTCGGTTGCAATGATTTCTCTTTTCAGAGCGTCATACTGTTCCTGGGAGATTTTTCCCTCTGCAAACTGCTGCTGTGCCTGCTGCTCTGCAGTCTTTAAGGTTTCCAGCTTTTCTTTCGTGCTTTCGATTTCGTCAGCAAGCGCTTTCTGTTTCTGCTGTAATAATTCCACATTCGTAGGATCCAGTTTCAGCAGATTGTTTATATCTTTCAGCTGTGCCTGTGTGGTCTTTATCTGTGAATTTACATTTTTAAGTGAATTTTGTAGTCCTGTGGTATCGCCGCCAATTTCAATCGTAAGTCCCCTTATGTCGCGGCCTTTGGACAAAAATTATCACCTCCGTTTAGAATTTATCCATATCCTCCTGAGTTGCCATTTTCGGCCATTTATAGTCGTCGTTATTTTTTTCCGTAAAAATATCCAGGACAAGACCTACTGTCAGAAGGTCTAAATCCTGGATACTTATTCCAACTTGCGCGCACCTGAGAAGGAATAGAGGTGTCGTCATTTCCCGGCTACTTGGTCGAAGTTTTTTTTTGCTTCTGCCTGTGTCTGCTGGTTCAGGTTCCAGAGTTTTACAATCTCCGGGAAAATTGTGTAAATCGAAAATGTATCAAACTGATCTAACCAGTCGTATACATCTTCCGGGAAATCCTGTCCCTTTTTCTGTGCTGCGTGTTTTGCCATTACGAATGCGACGTTTTCGAACATCTCTAAATCCTCGATAGGGATGTCCGACTCGGACACCTTCGTTTCAGTCTGCTTATCCTGTGATTTTTTTACGGACTTTTCAATTTTTGCCATGTCCTGAAAAATATCTCTCCGAAACTGAATCCGATAAATTCTCGGAATTGCAGCAGAAGCGGCAAAAAGCACCTCTTTATCATCAATTTTAATTGTTTTTGTCAGCATCCTTATTCTCCTGCGGCTTTTTTATCTACATTAACAGCCTGCGTTGCTTCTGTGATTGTTTCTGGATAGTACACTGTCTTATACCATCCGCTGTATACAGTGTCGTCTGTGTCTACCGTTGTCTGAGCTTTTACCCGTCCGTTCGGAAGTGGAGCATTGCTGATCGTAATTGTTTCTGTGCCAGGTTCAATACTATCTTCTTTCGTCTCGGATTCGATTGACGGTCTGGTAGCTGTGCAGTTATAGAGAACTCGTCTGATTCCTTTCTGATCTCCATCAAATTCAAACAGAAGTGCAAATTTCTGTGTATCCGTAGAATCACTGATTTCATGCAGCACACCTTTTTCGTCCTTCTTTTCTTTCAGGACATCCTGTCTGAAAGAATCCGGAATTAATGCAAATTCTGCATCTCCTTCATATCCGTTGTTTGCAGCTGACACATAATACTGGATTCCGTCTGCATAGAACGGTGAAATATCTCCATTTGCGTCAAGTGATATGGATACAGATCCCGGAATCGCTTTCGGGGCTTCAAAAGTAATTGTTCCATCTTCTCCTTCGTTCTGTAATGCGTAATGTGCGTTTTTAAGATTGTACTTAACTTTGTTATCTTTTTTACCCATCTTTATACCTCCATTTCGTATAAAACTTCGTACATTTTTTCTGAGTCAAGATATTCTCCTGTCTTATCGTATGTGATTCCATACTTATCCAGGATGTCCTCTATCTTCTTTTCATTGCTCCAGTCCTTTTCGTCTGAATACAATTCGATATTCAGAACGTCGATTTTCGCATATGTAATTCCGTCCGCATGAAAATTATCACTTTCCGGAATCCTCCATACGATAAAGGGCGGCTCTATCCAGTTATGAGTTGAAAAATGATCGTATTCATATGGCAAGCCGATTTCATTCAACATTTCTTTGATATTTTCAACTGACATCATAGCCTTGACGTGATCTCCCTTTCCAGCTCTGCTATTGCTGCCTGTTCTGCAGGTTCTACATGTTTGATTGCGGCTACCCTTCCGCCTCCTCTTTTCTGATGTCCTTTTTCAAGCAAATGCACCAGGGAGTATTTTGCATCGTGGATCGCAATAACTAAACTTGTAGAATTTTCTTTCACAACAGTTTTCTTCCATCCTTTTTTATACTTTCCGGTATTTACCGGGGATGTCTGTTTTAGCTTTGATACTGTCTTTTTTGCAACATTATTTACGCATTCCTTCGTTGTCTCAGTGCATTGTTTTCCATAGTCTTCAACAAGGCGATTTATTTCTGCTGCCAGATCATCAATTCTGATACTATCCGCCATTGTCGCCCCTCCTGTCTTTATACAACTGTACGATTTTTTCCAGTGACAGATATATTGCAGGTGGTGCAGCGTCAAATTTCTCCTGAATCTGCACTATTTTGTACATTGCCGGATTATGTTCATTGATAATTTCATCTCTTTCAAAATCGAATGGATCCCAGAGCCAGCCGCTTTGTGAATCAATGATAACAATGTCAAGAGCTTCAATATCTTCCCTGTTCAGCACTGCTGCCGGAATACTTAACAATTTTGTTATTTTATTTCCTGCTGTCTGTGCGTCAAAATATCGTCTCTCTCCGATTGTGCGATTTCCGAAACGAATGTCTTTGAGCTTGGTATCTACGATCACCCTGTCTTCTGTTTTGCAGATACTGAGTATCCCATCTGTAAACGTTTCAAACTGTTTACGCCTGGCTCTTGGCATATTCTTCCACCTTCTTTGCTATCTGCAGTCCAATGACCTCGCTTTTGTAGTTTTCCCAAAACTGCTGCAACTCTCCGGAATATTCATACATTACAAGTTGAAAAAGGAGTGTCCTTTCCTGAGTATCCCCCAGGAAATCACACTCCCCTATTTTTCCGGCTAATGATGCCATGCCCCTTTTTATCATTCCTTGGAGCTTTTCATCTCCTTTTGGATCGTCCCAGGTGATGTCCAGATAGTTTCTGACATCCTCCAGAAGTTTTGATAAATCATTTTCTGACATAGCACTCATTTTATCACTCCTTTGTTACAGTTACGGTGTATGTCTTTGTCTGTTCTCCGTCTGTAACTTTAACAGTTACGGTGTTGGCTCCAGTGTTCCATGTGATCTTTCCGCCGTTTGTTACTTTACTGGATCCTGCAGTAATTTCAATCGCTGCTGTTCCTGATTTCGGGAACGCTGTGATTGTGTTTGTTGCAGTTGTTGTTTTTGCTGTGTATGCATTTGTGTCGCTGTCAAATTTCGGTGAGAGAGTTAATCCTCCAATTCTCAGATCAGACAGCAGTGCATTATCTACATGCTCCTCCTGTTTGCTTACAACCTCGAAGCGAACCGGATGCAGATCTGTAATGTCAAGAACGACAAAAGCATTGTTGTCCAGTGCGAATCCGTGAGCATATAACTTGATAAGATATACTCTTTCATCTTCCAGGAATCTGTATTCATCTGAATACTCAATCTTTCCGTTTTTGGACATTCCTACGCCAAGGAAATACTTTCCGGCCATTCCGTATACTGCAGTTCCTTCTGTAACTGCTGCCGACTGGATGATTTCCAGAGGAATCGGAAGTGTTGAAACATATACGCCGTCCGGAGACATTGCGCGTGTTGCCGGAAGGATTCGCTTCCAGTAATCCACCGGATTTACAATCATAATCAGGTTATCTACTGTCCTCGCCTGGCCTTTGCTGTTTCTTGCCATGATAGATGTAACATTTCCAAGCTGGATCATATCAAGAGCTGTCATTTTGATAGTCTCTTTTTCCGGATATTCTCCAGACACAACGTTCACTCCGTCTCCTACCTGACGCGCCATTCCGATTGGCATGTCTTTTCCGGTACCATTTACGATTCCGTACTCAAGCCCATTTGCAAGAGCTTCTGTGAGCACCTGACGCACGTAGTTATCTAACCATGCAGGGCCTAAGTCAAGCATAGCTTTTGAAACTGGCAGGAATGCGCTCAGTTTATCCTGAGTTACATCTACTTCTTTGAATCCGGATGTCAGTTCTTCAATGATCTTGCTGCTGAGTTTGCCCCATGCTGCTTTCTGCTCTCCGTTTGTGTTTAACATCATTCTTGTGAGACCAGTTACAGTTGTTGCATTTAATTTTGACAGCAGCGGATGATTTGTTGTCAGTTCTTCAAAGACAGAATCAATGATTGTCTCCGGGAAAACAGTCTCAATATTGTTGAGAGCCTGTTTTGGATCCGAAGATTTCATTGCGTCAATTACTTTCTCGTAATATTCTCTCTCTGCGCTTGTGAGCTGACGTACACCCCTCTGTGCAAGCACATTCATATCACTCTGATTTACAAGCTCTTTCGCCTGTTCAAGCACGTTCTCCTCGATATCCTGACATAATTCCAAATATGCTTTTGAAAACGCTTCTGAATCATTCTCCGCAACAGCAGCATTCATTCTGTTGAGGATTTCCGTTCTCTTTAATGCGGCAAAATCTTTATTTTTCATTTTACTCTCCTTTTTTGAATCCCTGCAGAAATCCCTGCAGTGTGTGTTTCTCTGGTTCTTCCGGTTTCTTTCCCGGTTCGGGTTTCTGTCCTTTCTGCATAAGCTCCAGCTGTTCTCTGAAAGACTTCGTATCTTTCATATGCTGCATAACTTCCTGGAGACGTTTCTGCATTCCTTCTTTTGTCATGTCTCCCTCTGGCGCGTGTCCGTAATCCTCTACCTTGTCGATCAGGCCATATTCCAGACAATCATCCGGAGTCAGGAAGGTTTCTGCTTCCATCATGTCTGCAAGCTGCTGTTCTTCCAGATTTGAACGCTCAAGGAAGATTTTCCGATTGCTTGCCGTAAGTACGTCAAGATCATCCGCTGTCTTTCTCAGCTCTCTTGCATTTCCGGATGCAGTTACCCATGGTTCGTGGATCAGTGCTGTTGTTCCTACGCCCATGATTCTTTCGTCACATGCCTGTAAAATCACAAAAGCTACGGAATACGCCACTCCATCAACGATTCCTTTTACACGGCTTCCGGACTGCTTCAAAAGGTTGTAGATAGTTACTCCCTCTTTTACAGACCCGCCATTTGAATTGATATGTAATTCAATCGTATGATCTTCCGGAATTGCTGCCAGCTGATCGCGGAAATACTTCGCAGAAGTCTCACTTTCGGTATATGACCATGTTTTCCAGTCAAATTCTCCATACGCTGATACATCATCATAAATGTATAGCAAATGTACCGCCGGATCTGCTGCCTGCTTAAAACAGTAATTTGTTTTATTCTGTGTTTTTTCCATTCCCGCCATTTTCTCCACCTCCTTCCAGGCTGTTCAATAAATCCTGTACTGTGCTGTAATTCTTTGTAATAAAATGCTGGTTCGCCCATTCCTCATTAATCTGCGGCTGTCCCATTGCGCGCAGGATCATGTTGATCGTATGCGTTCCAGACTGTACCAGCTTGTCAATCTGCGTCGCATTGCTGAATATGTCAACATGCTTAACGTGTGACGTGTCTACCATGCAGCGGCTGCCCTTCAATACGGCTTTCCCGTATTTTTTGCGGTTGATTTCGCTTTCTAAGGATCCGGCTAATGGATCCAGTGCAACAGTCAGTAGTTCGTCTATTGCCTTGCTGTTGTCCTGCACGTCCCCTTTCAGGATTGACGGAGGGATTCCTATTGCCCTCGCTGTAAAGTCGAATACATCATCATACAGTGCTTTTATGTCTCTTGTTGTTGTTTCATTGTAGTTCTTTGATCTGTTCGTTTCTGTGAATGTATACCCTTCGAACAGTGGCAGAACTGCATTTTCACTTTCAAAGAATGTCTTAAAATAATCATTCAGCAGCTTTTTGAGAGTATCATCAAAGTTTTTTGCGTTCTGGGCTACAGCTGATATGTCCAGAGTTCCTTTTGATCCATGTGACCGCATAAAGGTCTTTGCTCCGTACTGGATCAGCTTCGCATAGGATCCATATAACCCCTGCAGTATCGTATTTACATTTTTCCAGTTCGGTTTTAGATACAGAACATCTGTGGATCTAAACAACCTCTGAAAAGTATAATCATCAATCTGCACCTGGCTGTACGTGTTCCCGTACAATGCGCTTCTGGTTGTACAGAACGAATCTGCTACGTAGAGCTGTCCATCTATTCCAGCAACAACCAACGCCTCTCCGTTTCTGAACATTTTTTCGATTAGCTTATCAAAAAATTGTTGTTTGTTCTGGTTTCTGTTTGGTTCATAGTTCCAGGTATAATATTCATCCCGGAATATTTCGTCACCATTCAGGAATGTACGAATCTCGCATTTTCCTAACATTTTTGCAAGAATCTGAATCGCTCTCTGAAAAGCCAATTCCCTCAGATAGATTTCTGTCATTATGCTCTCAATCGGATTGTCTGCAATCTCAATTCGAGACGCATTTTCAACCGACTGTTCTGGTTCCGGCTTTCCCCGTATCAGATTCCTGAATGAAAATCCCAACCTTCCTCACCTCCTTTCAGTAAGTCATTACTCCAATGTCAGGCACTGTTGCCGTCTGTGCGTATGGAATCATGTCCTCTATTGTCATTGATGCGACAAGTGCCATAAACGGGTCTGTTTTTCTGCTTTTTGCTTCAATTTTCCCGTAAACATAGTTTCCTATGTCTGCATCATCTTTTTTTCCCGGTTTTCGCCCGTATGGGATCATTTTTGTATTGTTCGTCCCCCAACGGAGCACTGGATTGTCTCCCCAGATAAAATTGTCATTTGCGAAGCAACTATCTATCACTGTTGCAACCCTCATAATGTCTGACGGTCTTACAAGTTTTAGATTTTTGTACGTTTTTGCATCGAAGCCGATTTCTCTGAGTGCTCCTGCAAGCAGCGCATATCGGAAATCATCTATCGCGATACCCTTGATGCAATACTGTGTCATTGCAAGCTGGATATAATCAACAATTACTTCCGGATGTATTTCTACGTCGTCAACAATCGTCAACAAACCTCTTCTTTCCCACTCCGCAAGTGGTGCTTTTATTCGTGGAATATCTTTTGACTGTTTGCATAACCAGGAGCGATTGATGTCATACCGGTTATTTTCGTCTCTGAAATGCAAATTTACGGAAACAAAGTCCGTAATCTTTGAAAAGTCAATTCCACATGTGCAGATCCATCCATCCAAATCCGGTATTTCTCTGTTCGTGAGCTTAATTTTTTCGTATGAGCAGACTTTTATCTCAACCGTTCCAGATGGAATGTTCATTCGTTTTGTCATAAATGCAGAGAGGCGTTCCGGATGTGCAAGCCAATCCCGGTATTCTTTCCGAATTTCGCCCATAAGCGTCGGAAGATACGGCAGAGATGGGTTTGCTTTCTCCCAGTTCTTTTCGTCGTGTACTTCTTCCTTGCTGTCCAATCGGCAGATAAACGGCAGCAGGCCGTTATCCGGCATATCTCCGAAAAGGATCTCCTCTGCTGTTTCAAGAATATCGTCCAGAGGTCCCTCTCTTACGTCTCCCTGTGTTGTGTAATAGGACCGGCGTGGATGTGGTTTCTTTCCTAAACCGGTCGTGAATACCTCGATATTCTTGTAATCCTGGTACTGATGTATCTCGTTAAATACTACCAATCCCGAACGCATACCGTCTTTTCCAGATGGATTGTTCGTTCTTCCCAAAATCGCTGAATTTGTTTTTATACCAACAACTTTTTCAGAACTCCATTTGTAAAACTTTTTCAGTTTTTTGGTGTGCTCTGGCATTTCCAGAGCCTCAACCACGTCTTTTAACGGTCTCAGCGCCTGATCCTCATTGTTTGCACATATATCGACGTCATATGCGCGGATTCCGTTGTATGGGCTTACCAGACAGGCAGCTTCCCAGGCAATCGTACCGTCTTTTCCTGCTCCTCGCCCTAACATGCAAAACAGATCCGGCCAGCGCGGTGTTTTTGATACTCTCCAGTATGTACAATCATGTAGTCCTACTACAAAGATCTGCCAGGGAAACAGCGTTTCGAACGGGAAATACTTAGCGATCCCTATGTATTTTGTTAATTGCTCGCTGTCTACATATATGTCTTCGGTTTCAAAACATTTTCGGACATGTGATACCAGTGCTTTAACATCCCTGGAAGACCTGATCTTCTCAGACTCGACGGCCTCCATGAACGCCTCAATGCGTGGATCACAATTCCTCATCATCATCCCCCTTGATCGTTTCTTTTGTTGTCAATTCCAGCTTTTCCAGTATCATGAGCATCTGTTTGTTTACGGCCACGAGGTCCTTGACAGATTGATTCTGTTTCACAATCTTCGCCTTGCCACTTGCGGACATAGTTTCGTAGGTCACGCCACGCTTTTTGACATCGGTTTTCAGCTTCTTTTTGACATCATAGAGGGTCATATAGTCGTCTAAAAGGTCATTAAATACAGATATATCTGCCTGCTTTTTTCGCAATTGTTCTTTTAAGCTTTCTAATATATCCGCTTTTTTTTCGGCCATTTTTTCACCCCTATTTTTTTTATTTTTTCATCATGTGCGACCTTTCGCAGATTTGTCGAGGCCACCCACCGGTCTCCGGCCGGCCGCCAAAAATCGCAAATTTTTCGACCGGGGGTATCAGTCCCAGCGTTCCTCTGTCAGCGGTTCCTGCTTCTGCGGTTTTCTGTAACCATGCACTGCTTCATGGCACTCATGGCAAAGGCTTATAAGGTTTCTTTTCTTCACTCCATGCCACTCATACCATATGTCCAGAGCCATCTCAGGATGTCTCTTCACGTAGTTTACATGGTGTACTGTCGTGGCTGCTGTGTATCTGTGATGTTCTCTGCACCTCTGGCATTCATTGTGATCCATCTTCAACACCTGCTGCCTGACCTGCTTCCACCTGGTCCACACATAGAACCTGTGTATGTCGTTCGCTACGCACCAGCGCACGAACTCTGTTTCCTGTTGCGTCATATTCCTCCTAACTCAAAAGAGGACCTGCATATAGCAAGCCCTCTCTCGCGGGGAACGATTATTCTGTGGCTTTCCTGAATACCACGTTATCAATATATCATTTATTTTGTCCTTCGAGTACCGCATTACAGATACTCCTTTATCTTGTCTTTGTTATTGTTTCTCAGTTGTGCCTGGTACTTCTGTATTGTTTTCTGGAAGTTCTCCATACTCTTTCTGTATGCTTCTACTTTCGCAATGTTTTCTTTCCCGAACATACGGCGGTATCTTGCCTGCATGTTCCTGATCCGAATCAACATTCCTTTCGTCTTGTTATCCTTTAGCAGTACAATATACTTCTTTCCGCACTGTTCACACTGAATGTATTGGATGTCCAGTTCTGTCTCTGGTATATGTTCTTCCTTTACGGTCTGCTCCATCTGGGCTTTGCATTTATCGCATTCTATCATTTAATCCTCCTTGCTATGATACTGTAAAACCTCCTACGCATTTCATAGAAGTATGATCTCTCGCATGGAATGCCTCTGGCTTTCATGGTCTGAAATGTGCAGTATTCTGTTGTCACGTAATACAGTAGATATGGATATAGCTCTTTTTCTTTTCCGACTGCTTCCATGGCTGCGTCTTCAATCTTCTTTATCTTGTGTGTGATCTCGGCCGCTTCCATGGCTGCGTCAGCAGTTGAGTCAGAACAGTTATGTGATCCCGGCTGTCCAGTCAGATTCTGTCCGGCTCTTGTGTCTCTCTTTACGGCCAGCTCCTCTTTCCACTCTGTATACTGCAAGCAATAGTTGTATGCGGTCTGAAAAGCTCTTTTTGATATATTATATTTCTTTCTGTTCAGCGGTCTCACGTTTGGCATTTCTACTCTCCTTTATTTCTCTGCTTTTATATCTGGTCTTCCCATCCCAGTCTCTGTCCGCACTGATCGCAGTAGTTATGTCCATGCTGGTCTGTTGCTCCGCATACCGGACACTCCCAGAGGCCGTCCTCTCTCTGTAAAACTCTGCAAGGGGTTTCTTTTCCTTTCGCAATCAGAAGTTCCTCATAATGTGCTTTTGTTGTGATTATGTATTCGTTCTGTGTCTCAATTTTAGTGTCGCTGCAAAGGAATGGCTTCTGTGCTACGTTATCAATAACTTTCTTTGCGTCTCCTATGTCCATCATGGCTTTAATCCTCCATTATAAAATTTTTTCCGAAGATCTTCATAAACTCTGTTCTGCTTCCCCAGTTTTCCTCAAAAGCTCTCTGTCCATCTTCATGCAGCATGGCCATGATCTTTTGGTTTGAGTGTACTGCCTCCGGTCCTGTTCCTGCAAGATGATGTATATTGCAGAGATACACCTTTAACCCGTAATGTCCTGAATGTGTCCGATTCGGACACCCTCCAAATATGTGATGTTCCTGGAGTGCCTGGTATCGTCTGTAATTGTTATGCAACATCATACAAAGATAGCAAGTGCCGCTTTCTTTGCTGTGCATGATACTCGGTCTTTCCGGCTCTTTCTTTTTACTCCTTTTTTTCTTTTTCTGTTTCGAAAACGACTGCATTCTTTCTCTCCTCCAGCTTTTTCCTGTAACTTTCGTGATAATCTTTCAACCAGTGTGTCTGTCTTCTCTGATTAACGATCACTTTTACTTCAATAGCGTCCATTATTGCTCCTTTCTCAGCTAAACGGCAGTTCTTCCTCTATTCCATCCGGAATGTTCATAAATCCATCTGCGCTGTCCGCAGGAGCCGGCGGTGGTGTCTGTTTTGGTGGATAATAAGCCGCTCCATTGTCTCCAGATTTACTTTCAGCAAATTCCTGTTCCTCTACTACAATCTCCGTTGTATATACCTTCCGTCCTTCTCTGTTCGTGTAACTTCCTGTCTGTATACGCCCAGAGATTGTAATCTTCAATCCCTGTCTGAAATATTTCTCTGCAAACTCTGCTGCACGTCCGAAAACGACACATGAAATAAAATCTGCCGTTGCTTCCCCGTCTTTGTGAAATCTTCTGTCTACTGCAAGCGTGTATCCGGCTATTGCCAGCGGATTCTCTCCGGTTGTATATCTTACGTCGGGATCTCTGGTTAATCGTCCCATTAAAATTACTTTATTCATCACATTCTCCTCTTGAATCTATTTCTTGGAGGTCTTGCCTCCCCCCCCCCGTTTCGTTTTTGTTACATACGCTGTGCGGCGTGAGTTCATTTCCATGTCGATCAAATTTCCACACTGTAAGCATTCCTGCGTCAGTTCTGCAGTGTTTCTGTTTGTCATGTACTTCCATGAACTTCCGCAGGCTTTGCACTCTGCATACATTGGTTTTAAAGCTCTAAGCTGTGTTACGTGTCCGCATTTCTTACATTTGTGCTGTGTCTCTGGCTCTTTTGCGTTGTACGAGATTGTCTCTCCACATTCTTCGCAACGAATATGTAAAAATCCTTTGTATTCTTCTGCAGCTTCACTAATCGTTGTCTCCGGTACCTGATCTGTTTCCTTTTCCGGATCTTCAATCTCAAAATCATCATTTTCGAAATCATACTTTCGTGCCAGCTCTGTCACATCCTTGAGAAAATCATATTCTTTCGAGTCTGAGATCCGTACATGCAGTGTAAAATTACCGGTTTCATTTTGAATTATCATTTCCATTTGTCTTTTTCTCCTTTACCATTACTATTTTTGTATCTTTGATGCGATACGCTCTTGAATCTCCCGGATGTTCTGTCTCAAGGATGCGATCCTCCAGCAACATTGCTATATGTCGTCTAACTGTTGCTTTTGACAGTCCTGTATCTGCCGCAATCTCATAAGTAGCCGGTGGATAACAGTGCCGCTTTATGTATTTAACAATGAATTTCAGGATCTTCTCTCTGTTGTCCTCTGCCTCTGCTGTTGCATAGTTCAATTCCATTCACCTCTTTTTCTGCGGTGTGCTGTCAATGTTTTTGTTGTATTTACCACATTTCTCGTATTTACTGCGTATGAACTTTCCGGAACTTCGGAAATGTTGATTCCTATGCCTGCAAACAGTTTTATCAGTGCATCCGCTGCCTTTTTTATCGTTACCCTGTTACCGGCCCATGCTTTTGTGAATTGTGTTACAATTTCTTTCAGCTTCTCGCAGTCCCAGGAGTAGTTTACTGTCGTTTTCTTTCCTCCCCACGGCTTGTTTATTGCCCGGTGATAGCTTTTCCCGGAATACTTCATTTTCTTCGGCGGATTTTTGCCAATTTCCTGCTTGTATAGTTTCTTTTTCTGTCTCTTATTCATTTCTTTCCTTTCCTGCTGCCTAACAGCTGATCGCAGACGGACTCAAATTCTCTCAGCAGGTCAAAATCCGTCTTTCTGCTTAATTTCCTGTCAATCTCCTCTACTTTGTATTCTCCGAAAATGTGATCTCCGAAGGTTCTGGCGTTGTTGACCTGCGCCGTTGTGCAATGCAGTTCTTCTCTAATTTCTCCGCTTGTCGCATTCTCTAATATCAGGTCACCGGATCTGTTTCTTACCTCATACAGTTTTTTGACCATTTCGCCCTCCTTAATGTCCGGCAAGGAACGTTTGCATCATTCTAGTTCTCCAGTCTGTCTGTTTGCCCGTCCATTTTTCGCACTGATCGTCGTCCTCTACCAGGCGGCCGGTGCGATCGCAAAGACCACAATCATTTTCTTTACAAGTTTTGCAAGTCTTCTCCATTTTCTCCCTCCATTTCACTGTTCTTTCAACACTACCTGGATCTGTTTCAGTTCTTTCAGGGTTGCTCTCGCAATGTCTAAATGCTCGTCGGATGTTTCCTCGTCAATGTATTCCTGAATCAATTCTTTCAGTTGCTCCGGGTCCACTACAATTTTCAGGTGCTTCACCATCGCTTCTCTAATCAACTTTGAACACTGCTTGTCTGTCAGATTCTCTTTTTCGTCAATTTCTTCCAACGCTTTGTTATATTTCTCTGTATCGAACTCATAGCAGTCCATCAGCTTGCTTGTGAACCTCTTACTCCGGTTCGTTGCTAGCCGTGCCTCTTCTGCTTTTTCTCTCAGCTCGTCCAGCGTATCCAGGCTAATTGTCGCCGTGCCATCCATGTTTTCTGTCTCCTTTCTGTTTATTTCTCCATTTCAATTCCGTTATCAATAAGTCTCTTCATCTCTTCGTCCAGGATCCGGACATAAGTTCCTTTTACCATCTTCATCAGCTCCGGGCTAATTGTTTCGCTGCCTTTTCCTGATACTAGGCTTTTAGCCAGGGCGAAGATATACGCAATACTTTCATCTTCTGTGACAGTCTCCTGAAACTCGATCACAAGGACCTTGCGGCCCTCGTAACTGAGTATCCAGGCGTTTTTTACTACTTTTTTGTGTAACTCTAAGTGAGCAACAAGCGCCTTTTCCTGCATCTTTTTATTCCTCCTGCTATTTCTGTAAACCTTTTAAGAACTCGCACAATTCGGTTTCTGAGTTCGGAAATTTGTCATAGCGTGTATGATACGTCCATTTTGGCACTCCGCCAGCTCGATCCGGTTCAGGTCCGCCTACCAGGTGCATGTAGTATGTCTCTGTCATTCTTGACACCCACCAGCTTTTCTGTTCTCCCGGATCCGGTGCATATTCTTCCACGATCAGGCGTGCTCCGTTCTGAAAGTCATATTTATAATATTTGACGCCTATGTTTTTATCCTCATACCAGAGTCCCCAGACTTTGTACGCTCTGAGCCATTCCTTACGCTGATCGTTATTTTTCATTTCCGGTAATATCTTGCTGGAACACTCCGTGATCTTGTTGGCCTCAACAGAATCGTTTTCAGACATTTTGTTATCCTCAACAATATGTTCCTGCTGCTTATTGTCCGGTTCCTCTGTTTCCGAAAAGCAGCTCTTTTCCGGTTCCTCTGGTCTATGTGCTGATGAATTACACTCGTACCCACATTCGCTGTGATCTTCACAATTCCAGCAGCACGTTCCAATACAAATAATTCCGTCTCCTGCTGCCGCTTTCTTCGCTCCTGAAAGTGTACAATTATAACCATCTCTATGAATACATTTTCTCGAATTGTTCTTTTCTGGTCTCTCCGGTGCATCTATGGACACCATTTTCACCGGTTTCTGCTTTTTCCCGAATCTTTTCACCAGTTCTTCTGCCAGCTCATTCCATGTGAGTGTATGCTGCATTGTATCATCCGGATTAAAAACGATTCCCTCTTTCCCTGTCTGATAATTGAAATGTCCGTTCCTGATCCTGACATCTCTGTATCTGATGCTGATTAAGTATGCAGCCATTCTCGTGTCACATTTGATAACTCTTTCTCTTTCGCCTTTGTTCAGCGCTTCAAACAGTCTCTCTATCTGCAATTCTGGTTGTACCGGTGTCTCATTCTCTGGCGGTCTTTGCCGCCCGGTTGCCTGTGCAAGTGTGAACTGTCCCGGAATGTCTCTGTTGTCTTCCTGGAGTTTCTTAAAAGCTCTTACTTCCGCTTGCGTTATGATGTCGTGCTCCATGTAGTGCTCCATAGCCTGCTTCTGGTATTTTTCATCCAAATCAGCAAGCTCACGGGCCACGGTGATGTTGATCTTCTCCGCCTCAAACTCTGCCATCCATTCAGCACTGAGTCTTTTCTGGACTGCGTGGTATCTTTCCATCTGTGTTCCGGATACGCCGATCGTTTCTCGTACGATGTCTCTTGTTTTGCCTTTCAGTCCAGCAAGGTTTTTCAGTTCTTTTATGATCTCCTCGGTATCCAGGGCCTCTCGCATCTTCTCCCAGTCCGATTTATCTCTAAACCGGTTCGCCTGGATAACAGACAGGCGTTCAAGCAACTTTGATATTGCGTCGTCATTTTCCCTTGTTGCCGAACCGTTAATGCAGTTTTCCTCAATCAAATTCTTACGTGCATTATCTTTTACTTTTGTATATTTGCAGTTTATCTTTCGAAACTCTTCATGTCCCTCCTCTACCAGCATCCTGCAGCACATTGTCCGGCAGTGTCCGGAAATTATGTAATCCTCTCCGTCCCTCTCTTCGATCAGGACATCCTGCATCACTCCGAACAGCAGTATAGAGTTCTTCAATCCCTGCAGTTTCTCCGGCTTGACCCCGTAAAAATTCGCTTTCGATGGGATTAGTTTGAACACGTCTCTGTACACCGTATCACTTGAGTTTTCTTCCTGTATCTGTTTCGGACGTTTCGCAACCATATCGGCAAGGTTAAAAGCCATTACTCCTCACCTCCTGATATGTTCAGCTCTGCAATATACTCTGTTACAAGGTCCTCATAGTCCTTTGCAGCTAAAGATCTCGGTGAGTACTTCGGAATCGGGATTCTCGCGTATGTACACTCTGATACTTTTCTGGAATATCTGATACGTGTTTTTAACATCGGGTATTCTGCTGCCTGGATCAGCTCCAGCCCTTGTCGCTGCGCTTCGTTTCTTCTGTCGTATTTCGTGATAAAGATCCAATAATTCTCAAGATCTTCGTTCAGGTCCTCTCGCGTATGCCGGATCTGATTGACAAGCTCCGGTAGTCCCTCTCCGGTGTTGTCGTCGATTTCGACAGGAATCAATACATCATTGCACGCTGTCAGCGCATTGATCGTGGAGATATTAATATCCGGTGCGTTGTCAATGATGCAGAAATCATACAGATCCTTGACACATTCGAGTGCGTTCTTGATACGATACTGCTGTGGGCGTGTCTGATCCAGCATGACCGTCTGATTTGCTGTAAGCAGGCGCATGTTTGCCGGGAGCACGTCCAGGTTCTCAAAATCGGTTTTTTTGATGAGCTTGTGCATCCAGTCTTCCGGATGTCGTGTCGTCATGATCCTGTCAATGCCCTCTCCGTCCTGAGTTCGACGGTTCAGCCCTCTCGATGCGTCCCCCTGCTTATCGTTATCAAGCAGGAGCACTCTGTATCCCTGATTTGCAAGGATGTACGCAATGCTGTTTGATGTGATCGTCTTAGCTACTCCGCCTTTTAAGTTAATAACCGCTACTGTTCTCATAATTTTCCCCTTTTCTTGTTGTTATTCTTTTCTTTTTCCGCAGCTACATCCGTCCCCTGGTTTCAGTTTTCTGCGTATTCCCTCTACGCACTGGCAATAGCCTATGTTTTCTGGTTCTGAGTAATATCTGTACTCACATTCTTCGCAGAGTACAATATGCTTGTACCTGTCCATAAGTTTCATAGCCTGGCTATGGTCAAAGTGATTGATCTTGTCATATTCTGTTTTGATCCCGTCTGTATGCTTCTGCAGTTCACAGTAATGGCAGAAATAATCCAGTTCCTCTTGGTTTAAATCTTCTTCTCTGTATCTGCAGATATTGTCGCAGATGTATTCTTCCAGAGCTTCAATGTTTGTGTCTATTCCGTCGTCCTCTTTCTTCGTCGGCTCGGCGCATCCATTCGGGTTTGCCGTTCTCTGGCTCGCTGTCAAAATAAATCCCTCCTTTCTGGTCTTTGTAATACGTGAATTTATATCCTGATCTAGTGATCGTGCCTATATATTCCATGTCATCCGGGTTCTGTTCTGGTCTCAGGCTCCATCCCTTTCCCCATATCTCCTCCATCTTTTTTCATTTCCTCCTGCATCCATACTGAGTATGTGTGCTTTCCAGAGTGAGAGGATATCACGATGCTGCACTCTTTTATCTTTCTGCAGATACTCTCCCATTCTTTAGCGTTCTTTATCGGTTTGCCTTTTGTATCTTTGAAATCTGTTGCTGCCATTTCATCTATTTTCAGGATCCGTGCTGCAACAAACGCGTCTTTTGTATATACGCATACCTCACATTCTTTGTGGAATCGTACAAGAGCTTCTTCTAGTGCCTGCAGATTGCACTTGTGATATGTTCCCTCTGCTGATCCGAACCCTACACGGGTTACTGGTATGCATCTTCCGGCCATGGCTTCAAGTACATATCCGTATTTTCGCCAGGTGCATTCCTGGTTTTGCTTGTCCGTCTCCAGATATATATTTACTTTCATGCCCTTATTCCCTCTTTTTCTTTACTTTCTTTTTCTGTTCCTGCTTCTTTGGCAGTCTCTTCGTGCGGATCAGTGTATATGTGCGGTATGGTTGACCGGTCACATCGTTTATACCTTCGTGAAAAGAGTCCTTATCCACTTCCCACCCTTTCGGAATCCTGACTTTTCCCCATGTTTTCCAGTGGTTATACACTTTTTCATCCGGTTCCGGAATCGGCAGGTTTCTCGACGCTGAATAACTCGCTTCTCTTAGTCTCGGCTCCGTATCCGGTGTCTTTGTTATGTACGCTGCCAGATCAGCAAACTCACCCTTTTCGTACATGAGTTTGTTCTCCACCTGTCCATGCGGCCACGCCTTTCGTAAAATGATGTCGGTGTCCGGGATCCTGTTCACTATGATGTGCATGTGCCAGGCTCCTTTGGTTCCCACCTCAATGTTTCGCATCCATTTCAGCTCTGCTCCCCGTTTCTTGTATTCTCTCCGGAGAACCTGCAGGAATGCTTTCCAGTCTTCCTTTGCTGCTTCCATGGATACCGGTCTCTTGTCTATCGCATAGGATAATCTTGAAAAATAATCATCCACGTCAAAGTTGTTCCGGAGTTTCCACCTTGCCAGCCTCTCCCGGTTATACTGGTTCCTCTTCTTCATCTGTTCCGGGGTGGCTTTCTTCTTCTCCTGCCTCTTCTGTTCCGGCGCTCCATACCTTGCTGTATGATACTCATACACCTCTGTGACATTCCGGAACCTCATTCTCATACTTTTGTAACTCATATAAGTCCCCTTTTGAATCCATCTCTAATACTTCTAGCAAGTTTGCAACAGGGGTTTCTCTCCCCTGCTTTCAGGCTTGCTTTCTGAGTTTTCAAGGATCCGGCATTGCAATGATATAAAGATCGTTACACATGATTCTGAGCTGACATTTGTTGCATGTATGCCAGCTCATTCAGTTTACATAATACCGTACTATTTTTTTAAGGATTCCGCGTATGTTCTTACTGCTGCTTCGGTTGTGTTCGCATCGCCTTTAACTGTCGTCGTTTTGCTTTCGGCGCCAATTATTATTTTCAGCATATCAGCAAGAAAGCTCTCTTCTGCGCGTCCTCCGCGAAGTGTTTTCGCTATAGTTTCTAAAGCTACGATCACAAATGCCGTATCTCCTGCCGGAAGAGGATTTATCATATCTGTAAACTTATTAGTCCACATCTGAATACGTTCCATGCACACTTTCGCATTCTCCTCTCCGCTTGTATTTGCCAGCTTCTCTTTAAATTCTTTATACCCATTAAAATCAGTCTTTAACATATAATCCTCCTTGACATTTCTTTTCAGGTTTCTTATACTATTTACAAAAGTTGTTTTTTCTTTTTGGCTCCCACGTCTGCCAACGTGAGAGTCTTTTTTATGTTCTCGAATATATCTTCAATCCAGAGCATGAATATGAATGCGCACGCGCTTATCGCAAGTGTAAGCATAATCGCCTGGATCCTGCTGCCAATCTCCCAAACCGGCAGCATTGAGATCAGATACCCTGTCAGCATTGATGTGATTACTTTTCGTTCCATTTCTGCCTCCTTATGCTGTTTCCTCTTTCTTTGGCTTTTCTTTCACCTTTACGGTGATGTCAACGCCATGCTTCTTTGAGAGGATCATGGCAAGGGTTTCGTAAAATCTTACCGTATTGAATGTTCCTTGCGTTTCCATCTTCTTCCCCCTCCTAAAACTCAAATTCTACTGCAGGAGCTGTCGGCATTGGTGTATATCCGCCAGCCAGCTCCAGGCGTCTTATTGCTTTGCGTCGGCTTGCTTCGCTGTTGTCCCAGGCATATTCGTATCCATCCGGAGCCGGTCCGCGTTTTGTTTTCCCGTTACAACGATCAGTGATAGCTTGTCGACTCAAAAAATTCTTTTTCGCTGCTTCTCTCGCAGATCTGTAATATTCCACATCCTGTCCGCAACTGTCCAATTTCACGACTATTTTATTTCTGGAACTGTAACCGGTCAGCTTTCCAAGTTCCTGTCTGGGTATGTATGCTATATTGTTTATGTGATTCTCAGACTGCATTCCGTTCTTATGATACGGAACCGCACCGTCAGGAACAGGTCCTAAAAACGTCCTTGCAATCAGGGAGAGAACTATCTCCTCTTTCGCTTTTCCGTCTTTTGTGAGCTTCACAACCAGGCGCTGACTCCCTTTCATTTTTTTGTGATAGGGAGTCATGCTGCGAAACTGTCCGGATTTCAAAGTTCTCCGGATGTTCCCCTCTGTGCTCGCCTGGTATTTGCCGTCATATCCTGGAATATCTTTCCATCTTTCAATCAAGGTCGTCCCTCCCTTATGCCGGCTTTTTCTGAGCCGACATGCTTGCACCCACCTTGACGCCTTTCAGGAATGTATCCGTCGGTTTCTGTTTCACTTTATTCACTTTCGTCCTCCCTTTATCCAGGCGGCTATGCTGTTTTCTTTGGTTCGATATTCTTTGCCAATTGCATTCCGATCATGATTCCCTTGATTTCTCTTTTTTCATTTTCAGTTAACTGTTTCAGCATTAAAATCATCCCTCTGAGATCTTCTTTCTGCTGTTCTAAATTTGTTTTTTCTTTCGTTGTTGTCATATATCTCACCCCTTTCGCTCAATCTATTGACTTTTAGCTAATGTTCTCCTATTCTGGTATCACAAGGCACTGCCATGCCTGAGTTTTATGAAAGGAGAAATGTGCCATGCGTAAACCATTTACTTATTCACTATCAGATAATGATGTCCTTACTATCATTTCTGTCTTAACAGTCATGGTTAATGAACTCCCGGATTCTGATTTAGTATCCCCTGAGATCATTGGTCAGGCTTTGTATTACGGCGATCAGGCACTTGAAACATTGAGTAATGGCGGAAATCAGATTTCCAACAATCAACTTTCTGCTATTCATATGGCTTTGCAGTTGGCTGATGGAATTATTTCCGGTCAAGTTCCAGCAAGTAACGATTCCATAGAGCTTTGTAAAAACTCTTTGTTCTCGATTCGTAAATTGCTTTCTGTGTTTGATAAGTATTTTTCAGATTGACCTTTCGATATTTCAATCTGAACCATTTTGTTTTTGGATGAAAGTTTACAGTTATCTTCCATCTTTTGCCTGTTCTCATTTGTCTCACCTCTTTCCTGTCTTCTATGTTGACATTATATTCTACGCAGTTGATTTTGTCAATACTTTTTGTCTACTGTGTTGACTTTTTGACTTTTTAGTGATATTCTACTTTGTAGAAAGAGAGGTGAATTCAATGACCCAAGGTGAACGTGTTCGTTCTGTTAGAAAAGAACTTAACCTGACACTTGAAAAATTCGGTGAAAAATTGGGTGTCAGCAAGGGAGCAATCTCAGCCATTGAGATTGGAACGCGGAATCTTACTGAACAAATGACAAAATCCATTTGCCGCGAATATAATGTAAATTATGATTATCTGGTAAATGGTGAGGGAGAAATGTTTGACGATCTGCCGCAGACAGTTCTTGATGAACTATGCGTGCAATATGATTGTGACAGTTTCGATCGAGTCCTGATCGAAGAATATTTAAAACTCAGTGCTGATGATAAGCAGGTTCTGAAAGATTTCATTAAAAGACTTAGCAAAAAGATTTAGTGCTGCAGTTTTGGATATAAAAAGGGAACCCTTTCGGATTCCCTTTTCGATCACTTCTGGCCGTGAACGTATATGTACTGTATGAATTTGTATATGCGTTGCAGTTGGCTTTCAGATGTGATCTTTTGGAGCAGTGCGTCGATCTTCTGGCGTGTGTCCATCTGCATCACCTCTTTCTGATCTGATTATATACTAGTTTCCAGAAAGAGGAAATACGTTCAGCTCCGTTTTCCCGATATCGGGAAATAGTTCTGATATGAGTATTTTGACGTTTTATTCTGCTATATTATTTGTATTCAGATGTAAACAAATCTGTCATTTTTACATCAAGTGCGCGTGCGATTGCTTCCAACTGGCACAGCGTCGGAGATACCAGACCATTTTCAATGTTATTTAATGTTGTTTTTCCAATTCCGGTCATTTTCTCCAGCTGTTTCAATGTGATTCCTCGTTTGTGCCTTGCCTGCCATGTCAGAACATCCATGTGCATTTCCTCCGTATATATAGGATGCACATAAAAATATAATAATATGCTTTTATATCTCAAGGAGGACTGCCAATGAAAAAAGGAATGCGTACTCCAAGTATCAAAAAGAGTGTTCGTGCAAAAACTACCGGAAAAATCAATAGGTCTATTAAGAGATCTATTGATCCCACCTATGGTAAAAAGGGAATGGGAATGATTAAAGACCCTAAGAAAGCAGTTTATAATAAAGTCTATAACAAAACTACTTTTTCAGTAAAAGACATTTATAAGGCTTCACGTTCGAACAACTCCGCGAGCACTTCCGACACATTTCATTCAGAATCAAATTTCGAGAACGCAAGCGTTCCTAATCTACATAATGAAAAAGTGTCAAATGATCCTTACATCATTTCGGATGGAAAGGCAATTTTCGGTAAGAAAAGTTATAGCGAAAAACAATTGAAAAGATATTCTATTTCTCTTATGATTGTGGGTGTGTTTTTGATTGTATGTGGTTTATTGGTTCTTCCGATAGGTCTTATTTTTTCCCTATTTGGAATTATCACTGTATGTGTTTCACGTTCTTACGCAAAAGCAAGGAAAGAATTATCGAAATAGAACAATTTAAAAGTCGCCCCAGTGTTGGCACACCAGGACGACCTTGTGAATCTTTGCAGCTATCAGTTGATGCTACAATTCTTCCCTAGACAGTTAGAATTATAGCACGAACTGATACGCCTGCATAGGTGTATTTTTTATACCCATTTTTAAGGAGGATACTATGAGTATAACAAATGTTGCTATATATGTACGTGTCTCCACAGACCGGCAGGCGAAAAAGGGAGACAGTATTGATGAACAGCTCTCTACCTGCAAAGCCTATATTGCATCCAAAGAAAACATGGTTCTGGCAGGAACCTACATTGACGATGGAATCTCCGGCAGGAAAATCAAACGTGGAGATTTTGAGCAGTTGCTTGATGATGTCCGGCTCGGACGCGTGAATCTGATTATTTTCACTAAACTCGACCGCTGGTTCCGCAGCCTGCGGCACTATCTGAATACGCAGGCAGTTCTCGAAGCGAACCATTGCGACTGGCTTGCTGTCGATCAGCCGTATTTTGATACTACGACACCGCATGGCCGGGCTTTCGTCGCACAGTCTATGACCTTTGCAGAGCTTGAAGCAGAGAACGATTCTGTCCGGATCCGGGATGTGTTTGACTATAAATACCGGCAGGGTGAAGTTCTGGCCGGAAAAGCACCTCTCGGATTTTCCATTGAAAACAAACATCTTGTACCTAATCAGGACGCTGAAAAGGTGCTGCATATCTTCCAGTTTTATGCTGCTTGCAATTCCCTGAACCAGACAATCACGCATCTGGAATCTGATATGGGTATCGTTATGACTCAAAGCAATCTCAAAACTGCAATCTTAAAAAATAAAAAATATATTGGTGTGTTCCGGGATAACGATCATTATTGTCCTGCCATCATTCCATTGGATCTGTTTGAGCGTGTACAGGAGCTGCTTGCTATTAATGTCAAAATCAGTCAGAAATATAACTATATATTTAGCGGTTTACTCCGCTGCGCTCACTGCGGTCATTCATTTTCTGGTGCTACACGAAAAATAAAGAAAAAGGCTGGTGGCTTTTACAAATATCCTCTCTACAAATGTCATGGTGCCTATCCAAGCAAGCGTTGCAGCAATCGCAAAGTTATATTCGAATCATGTATAGAAAGGTACCTGATTGCAAATATCAAGCCTCTCCTGCAGGAGCATATTGCAGAATATGAAATTACAAGTGCTAAAGTGATTGATTATGATTCCCGGAGAGCAGCACTCCTGAAAAAAATTGATAAGCTGAAAGATCTGTACGTAAATGACATAATTACTATGGATGAACTAAAAAGAGATAAAGAGAAATATATAAAAGAATTGGAAAATATCCCACGTAACCAGGAGCAGAAAGATCTGGCTCCAATCCGGAAGCTCTTAAAAATGGATCTGGATTCTATATATCAGACATTGGAACCAGCAGAACGCCGTCAGCTCTGGAGATCAGTCATTAAAGAAATCCAGATTGACGATCACAAGAATTTAAAGGTCATTTTTTTATGACCTTTTTGTAGTAGTAACTAATAGTAACCTGTGGGTTGCTATCAGTTACTACTACTAATTTATAACACTATTTTATTAAATCAGATAGCAATAAGATCTTTCCATGTTGCCGGTCCGCATACTCCATCTACTTCCAAGGCTCCGTTTCTTGATTTCTGGTATGCTTTAAGTGCATAAATAGTATTGTCCCCAGCTTCTCTGTCAAGGTCAAGAACTTTGCTGTTTCTTCCTTTGAATCCTCTTGCAACAAGAATTTCCTGTAAAAGCAATACGGATGTTCCTGTGCTTCCTAACTGTACTGTTTCCGGTTCAAACATGTATTTACCTCCTGTTACTGTGTTACTATTTTCCTTTGTGTCGTTTGTCTCTCCATTAACAATACTGTAATCTGGTGTACAGAATTTTGTTCCAGGGAGCTTACTGTTCAGGTAGCTTTTCGCGCATACTCCTCCACCATTGGCTACGATTTCAGATGCTCCCGACGTATTTCCCTCAATCGTATAGAATCTGTCACCGATTACTGCTGTAACGATTCCTGTGTGTGTAAAAGTTCCTCCGCGGTAAAAGATCACAATATCTCCTACTTTCGGGTTTGCGTTCCTTGTGAAAAGGTTTCCTAAGGTCGGGCAGTATACATATGGCCAATGTTTGAGAAGTTTCTTTGCATTTTCTAATCCGAACGCTTTCATAAAGCACCAGCTCACAAAGCAGGCGCACCACGCCTGTCCCTGGTATCCTGGGTAAACGTCGCGCCAATATTTTGTGTAATTAGCTGATCCTGCATTTGCGGTTTTGTCGTTCAGTTGATTGTTACTTTTTTTCTCTAAGTATCCAATCTCATTTTTTGCAATCATTATAACTTTCTCAATCGCTTTATCCATGTTGATTCCTCCTTCCTGTACGGCATAATCTTTGTAGAATATGTTTCTGTCTACCGTTCCAGCAATTCCCGGTATCTTTGCTTTACTGGAGTACTGCCATCCTACTCCGAAGTCTGGGCGCAGGCGTTCCTGCAATGTTCCATTATCGTTTTGCGGATAGCGTGCTACCCAAAATTCATACTTTTTCAAATGGCTGCATATTACATTTTCGTACCAGTCTACATTGCAATAGATTCCGAACTTATACCCTGCATTAACAATAATCTTTTCAAATGCTTCTGTCATTTTGTGGAGACTTTCAGCTCCAAGTGCTCTCTGATTGTTCCACTCAAGATCTAACCAGACTGGAAATTGCAATTTCCGTCCAGCTAATACAGAAATAATTTTCTGTGCCTCTGACTCAATCTCTGGGATTGTCATTGCATAAGAGTATTTATATACTCCTGTTGGAATGTTATGCTCCTGGCACGCTGCATAATTTTTTTCAAAATATTTATCTGTAACGTTCCCGACTTCTGTGATCCGGAGAATAGCGAACCCCATACCGTAATTCGCGACTGTTTCCCAGTTGATATTTTTCTGCCAGGCGGAAACGTCAATTCCTTTGATTTCCATGTTTACCTCCAGGAAAAGCCCGGCATTATACCGGGCTGTGCAAAATTATTTTGTTCCATCAGAAAACAAGTTGTTCAGGTTTTCGTCTGCCTCTACTTCCGGGATTCCTGCGACGCTTGTGAGCAGACTTACAACTCCGGCTACTACTGCAGACGATACAACCATCTTCCAGTCCACTGCAGAGATCACACTTCCGGCTCCGATCACACCCACTGCAGTCTGCGCCATTGTTTTTACGGCTCTGATTCCTGCTTTCTTCCACCATTTCACTGTGTCTACGCTTGGTTTAAATACGCAATTTTTAAACATTTGCCCCTCCTTATATTCCAAACTGTTTTGCAATAATTCCAACTGCAATGCCTAATATAGCTGTTAATAAGTAACTTGTTACTGTCCGCCACTTTTCCCCGTCTCTTGACTCAAGAGCTTCCAGTCTTGCGCTCTGCTGTCCCTGCTCTTTCACCATGTTCTCCATGTTGTTTGCAAGCGTCTGTACAGATGTAACTAATTCCTGGAGCTGTTGAACACTGTTTTCCAGAATTTCAATCCGTCTGTTCTGTCGGTTGTCTTCTGCCTCAATTCTTTTGCGGAACTCCTCATGTTCTGCTCTTGAAATCTGTTCATTTTCCATGCTTATTTCCTCATCATCTACGTCTGCATATTTGCGGCAGGAATACTCAATTATATCTAAATCCTGCTGTATATCCTCCAGAGGTTTTGCTTTCTCTTTATCTTTAATATACAGCAGTAAATCATAAATAGAAGACCATTGCCTGCTAATAATTTGTAATTTAGTCATGCTTCCCGATTACTCAGTAATTTCCTCCATGCCTGCATCAATAAGGAGTTTTTTTACCTTTTCTTTTAACAGACGTGGAACTCTGTTATATTCCTCTTTTGCTTCTTCAATAGTATCTTTACTCAAAATTTCAGTAACCCATAATTTTGCCATCATTTCTTTATCTCCTTTGCTCAATAACATTATAATTAAATTTCTACGCATAAACCTGTTCGCTCATTTCCAGCAGGCAGTCTTTCAACATTTCGATCTGTTCTGCCTGCTCTGCAAATTTCTGTTCAGTGCTTTTTTCTTCCTTCGGAATATATTTCAGATATTTTTCCGGGGATGCTCTTACAGTCTCCTCTGAAATCTTTTTCTGGTCTTCCCGGAACTGGTTGAAATCATATTCATACACTGTCTGTTCGATGTGTTCCGGATTCTCCGGATCTCCACCTGAATAAGTCTCTGTTACGATATTTTCATTCAGGCAGATCATTACATCTACTTTTCCGTCAGGCAGCGTATTCCAGGTTACAGGATCCTGCTTTTCTGTAAATCTTGCTTTCACGGCTTACCCTCCTTTTCGCTTTCTCAAATATCTTATCTACGTTATACTTTTCTCTGAAATATTCAGAATCGGAATGTTTGAACCATCCGTAATATGCTATACACCGGTACGCAAGATCTAATGGTATCGCTTTTCCTTTCTCCACATACTTCCCAGCTTTTACAAATGCCCTGCGTCCTCTCAGGAAAATGCTCCGTCTTACCTCTGTGTGATCCCGATAGATTTTGAATCCCATCATATCAATAGGTTCTCCATGATGTTTCCCGTCTTTGTCTATCCAGTCGATCTGGAACAACTTCCAATCTGGTTTTACCGTCAGATCTAAATACTCATTCATGTACTTAACCAAAAGCTTCATTGCTTTTCTTACGTCTGCCTTTCTGCTTCCAATCAGTAGGAAATCGTCCATGTAGAACAAGACATGATTAATCAGCCTGATTTCTTCTATTGTTCCGTCTCGGTGTTTCTTCCTCTTGAACAGCTTTTCAGCAGCATAATGATAAGCTGCGCTCAGATAATAATTGCAGAGCCATTGGCTCAAGTATGATCCAATTGACAGTCCCTGATCGAATGAGTCAATTAAAACAAAAGTCAAATAAAGCAGATCCTCATTTCTGACCTGCTTCTCTAACATTCTTTTCAGCTTTCTCCTGTTAATGGATGGATAACATTTCCGGACGTCTCCCTTTGCTGCTATTCTGGTCTTGCCCGGATTCTTACGGATCCAGTTCTCAATTGCTGTCTTTCCATAAACCTGTCCCCTTCCTGGAATACTTGCGCACTGATAAGTTCCTATTTTTCTTTCAAATAGTTCTCTCAATCCGTTTGTGGCTACATAATCGTATATCTGCTGTTTTATGCACTCAACGCCTATATCTCTTACTTTTCCTGAATTTCCATCCAGTCTTGCGCTTGTCTTTATAGGATCAAAAGATACTTTTCTAAGTTTTATTTCTTCTTCCATTCCTGCCGCTGCTGTGCAGACTAAATTATGTAACCAGCCTTTAAGGTTTTCTTTTATAATTCTGTGTATCTGTCTGGCTGTAATGATATTCGTATAGTTTGCCAGAAATCTGGCTGTATCCATACGGTTCCATTTATCACTTAGACATTCGTAGATACATGCGGTTATAAAGTTCTGATCTAATGTTATGTTTTTACAATACCGTTTCATTCGTTTCTTGATATAAGGGGTTTTCGGTGTTTCTACTCACCCCACACATGAATCAACTGCATTCATGGTCCTTGTCTCAGGCCCCTATGCTCCCGATCACAAGGTTCGGCTTCAATCAAATTTCGGTGATGCCCCACGCTGCTGTTGCAGGCTCCGTCCTGCGGAGCGAAATGTAACACAAATATCAAGCCATTTTCAAGAAAATCCGGAGACGATATTCCAGTTCGCATTGCCAACGCCATTGTTCGCATTCAGAATCCAGAGGCCGTAAATCGTGCCATTGTTCAGATTGCCCAGGGACAGCCAGGGAACAGGAACCGCTACCTCGTGTTACAAGTCCGTAATTTATTGCTATTCTGCTTTTCGCAGTTGATTAGTTGTCAGTTACATAGAGGGGACAGCCCCTCTGTCAGGCTGCCGCCTGCCATTCACCCCGCGTGCCGTTCGGTGAAACGCCGGAGACGAAACTCCAGTCCACACCGCCAACGCTATGGTACGCACCCAGAAGCCAGAGGCCGTAAATCGCGCCATGGTGCAGACGGCCCAGGGACAGCCATTCTCGCTGTCCGCTCGTACCGGAATCCGTATACAGTCCGTTGCAGAATCCTGTTGTACTTCCGGCTTTCGTTTCCGTCGGTACCATGATTCCCAGAGCTGGATCAACAAAGCATTTTGAGATGTATTTCCAGGATGCTGCAGTGTATGTTACCTGAGCCGCTACTTTCTTATATCGTGTCTTTGCTACATTCATATCTGTTGTAAGCAGTGATGCGTCCATACAGATGTATACGTCTCTCTTTGGTGTTCCGTCTTCATCTGTAACAATATCCATGAATACATTGCTGAGAACTTCATAAGCCCCGTATCCGGTTTCGATTCCCTGGATCTTAAATGGATTCTTATTATCTGTATTTGAGAACGGTGATCCGTCTGATCCAAGCACGCTGTCAGTTGAGCCGGTCCGCCACGGCATTGTTGAGATGCAGGTTGTCAATGTCGTGTTGAATGGCTCTGTATCCAAATATATTGCAGAATTTGTATCGTCTACCGGTTCGATCTTCAAGATCTTAACGTCATATGCAAGATTGTGCATGTATGCGTAATATCTGTCTTTATTTGTATTTGAACCAATATCCCCGACAGATACATAAGACCCAACAATATAATTGTTTGCTTTTGCTTTTGGGAGAATCACTCTTGTTACTCCGGTTTCTGCAACTGCTGCCATTTCCTGCATTGAATAAGAATTACATCCAGCCATAACGCTTCGGCTGTTCGTTGTTGCATATAAAATAATCATCATGAGCTGTTTGTAAAAGAGATCCCAGTTTGTTGTTCCCACGTACATTGAGCCTTTCTTTCTCATGTATGCGATCAGCCCTGTGTGTGATACTGGTTTTCCTCCTTTCTGGCTTCCGTTTGCCAGAATCAATCCAGCGGAGCTGTACGGCACTCCATCAATGTCTCCAGCTCCGTATTTTCCGTGGATCATAAAAGGTGAAATTGTTCCGTCTGGATTAATTGACTCTCCCATTGGTCTAAGGCCAAGGGCTTCGTTCGGACTGTCTGAATAATGATAATCTACATACTCAGGATTGTCTGTGATTCCAACCCATGCGGACATTGTGACCTCTCCGACATCCGCCTTTCCAGTTTTCCTAAAATCCGGTTGTCCCTGCAGTGCAGTTACATGGTTAAAGCCTTTATTATCTACGGTAAAATTACATGGAAAGTGCATGAATACGCCAATCTCTCTGTAATCGTCCTGCCCGATCACAGTATTTGTAGACGGTTTTCTCACAAGTCCCTCGTTGTCATTCAGTTTCACGCCTGTTGGACTGGTAGAAGTGTCATACTTGTAGATTCTCGTTGTATATACTTTTCCAGTCCTGCGGAGGGCAAAAAAGTTTGATAATGCGTTTTCAATCCCTCCGCCAGCTGCAGTAATATTCTGGATCTGTTTATTTGCTTCTGCCTGAATGTTGTTTACCGCAGTCTCTCCGGTTTCCTGGAGATCTTCTTGCAGCTGTGTTCCCTCTGTAATTTTAGTTCCCAGAGATGTATCCAGGCTTGTTGCGGTCTTATTTGTTGCATCCAGATCTGTTTTTGTTTTGGTTGCTGTTGTGTTTGATGTATCCAAGGCAGCTTTGGTTTTGCCCGCTGCCGTGTTGGAAGCGTCTAAGTTCTTCTTACTTGTGTCTGCTGTTTTAACAGTGTCGTCCAGCTGGCTCTTGAGAGCTGTTCCCTGGGTGATGTCAGATTCTAAACCGGTTTTCAGTGTTGTCCCCTGAGTAATATCTGAGTCAAGGCCCTGCTTTAAAGTCTGCGCGGTGCTGACTGATCCATCTAAAGCAGTTTTGGTCTGTCCGGCAGTTGTGTTTGACGCGTCCAGGTTCTTTTTACTGGTGTCTGCCGTTTTAACTGCAGTATCCAGCTGACTCTTGAGAGTGTTTCCCTGGGTGATGTCTGTATCAAGTCCCTGTTTTAATTCTTCCGCCTTTTTTACATCTGCTGCAAATGTCTGCTCTGTCTGTTCGTTCTTTGCCACTTTCTCCGCAATATCAGACTGTGCCGCAAGAATATCCGATTTTACCTGGTTGTATTCGTTGTTTTCGTCTGATACCGCATTGATTGCATTGACGATTGAATCACGGACGTCTCTGCCTTTCTGGGCCTTTGCGATCTGATCCGTATATTTCTTTACATCAGCCACGTTTACTCCTCCTTACCGATAATGCGTTTTGAGTATTCCTTTGCTTTAAGATCTCTTACCTCTGCAAGAATAGATGTGAGCATATAATCCATTAATGAGGCAGGGATTCCACCCTGCACCATTTCTTTAAATATCACGCTCCGAAGTTCTTCTGTTTTCTTATCCAAGATTGCTCCAAGAGGTAGTGCTTCTTGGGTGTCCGATTCGGACACCTTTTTCTCTTCTGGTGTATCTTCTTTCATGTTTCTTTCTGTTTCTTTAGCTTCGCTCATTTCTTGTCCCTCCCTATTTCAAATGTGCTGTTGCAATATATTCTTTAATTGCATCCAAGTGTCCCTGTACCTCTGTGTTCATCACCAGAAAGTTTCCTTTGTTATTCTGGCTAATAATGTTTCCTGTTTTTTCATCAACTTCGGAATAAGTAAATGCGATTCTGCTTCCCTCTCCGGTTGATAAATTCATAAAACTCGTCAGTACTTTTTTCATGCTGCTGCCTCCATCTGATTAATAATGGTTACTCTGTCATTTCCCAATTCGGTTTCATAATCTGGCTCGGATATTTCTATTTCTTCCGCTGTATAGTCAAAATCAAGTTCTTCAACTGCTCTGTCGTATGCTGTTTCGCTTGCATCTGCGAATCTCATGTGTTCGTAATTTGTCTGCATTGCTTTTATCTCGAAGCTAAATTCTAGCCCCGGCGTTCCTTTTACCACAAAATGTGTTGGCGCTTTTTCTTTCACCCAACAGTCCCCATCACTTTCTTTCTGCAGAAATACATAATATGTGATTTCTGCATTTATGGATTCCTGGAAAATATCATCAAGATCAATCAGACAAGTCCCGTCGTCAGATATCGTTGCTTTTCCTATATCTCCAAAAATAGGTGATGCCATCTCATAACAATAAAACGCCTGCATTCCATAGTCTTTTGTGTCAAATATTCTTTTCTTAGTTCCTCTGACACTCAAGTCTGAAAGATCATTTCCGGATCCAATGTTATAGAAATGTCCTGACGCTTCGATATGTGAACTCGACTTTATCTTTCCTCTTGCAGTTATAGTTGACGATGATGAAATAGCGTTGAAGCTTGATGCTGTTGTGGCTGTTATCGATTGCGTCTTGATGCTGTCAAAAGCACCATCACCGCAATCAATATCGCCAAACAGTGCTGTTGTAGTAGCACCTCCAATTACTACTGTATTTCTATTTGTTCCTTTGTGTGAAACATAATAAACTGAACCGTCTGATATTCTCATTTTCTTTTCAGACGAATTTATTTCCATTTTGTAGTTTCCTGTTGCATATGCATACAGGCTAGTTGAACCAATCCAAAATCCGCCTATTTTGCCGCTAATGCATTCCATTGAACCATCTGTCAAAATTTTAAAATAACTGTTCGCCGTTACAATTCCGTTGAAATCTATTTTCGACGCATTAATCTTTACCGACTGTGCAGTCTGGTTGATTGATGATGCAATTTCTCCAGCAGATACTTTCGACTCTATTTCCGTCTCTGTCTGCGTGATTCGGGAGCTGAGAGTACTTTCCGCACCTTTCGCACGGGAAACCTCTGACGTGATCGAGTTTTCTGCAACTGTGATCCTGGATATTGCAGTTTCGGCCGTACTTTTTGCGGTGTCAGCTGTATTCTTTGCAGTGTTTGCTGTTGTCTGTGCTGCATCTGCCTGGGCTTTTGCAACACTAATATCCTGATCCTGGATTCTTTCCCAGGATGCCGTTTTGCTTCCTGATGTTGTTCCGGAGCATTTCCATAGCAGATTTATATTGTTTCCGTAGCTTCCATGATTCGGACTTTCTGGATATGTCCCTTTTGTCAGTTCAGTTGCAGTGTAACTCGGCAAACTCTCAATTGTTGCTCCTGATGTTTCTCCGGTTGTTCCGGTAACTGACGCTATAGTGAAACCGTAGAAGCTATCGCTTGAACCGTCTGTATGCCAGTACACATAAAATTCTGAGGATGGAACAAAAACAGATGCACCAGCAATGTCAGTTCCTCCCAGCTTCGCTGCAAGTTTCATTGTTCCGTTATCACTGTAATAAATCTTTACATAATCATAATTTACGCTTTCCGTTCTGGAGTCTGATGAAAATGTGATCTTCAATCCAGGAACCTTATATGTATATCTGTACGCATATCCGGTTGTGATATCATAGTAAATATCTCCTATGTGCAGCGACTTTAAATCGTCGCTTGTCCAGGAGGACGCTGGTTCATTTGATGTTGTCGGTATTTTACTCCCGTAGAAATTACCGTTTTTCTCCGACACTGCCTGGCGTACCGTAGTTACTTCAAGAGTAATATTATCTGTCGCCATTTTAATAGCTGCCGTCATTTGTTCTGTTGTGGAATAACTTTTCAGCTTTTCATCTGTATCGGCTTTTGCATTCTTTTCCGCATTATCTGCAGCTGTCTGGCCGGCTTTTGTGGCATTGCTTTCCGCGGTGTTTGCAGCATCTTGGCCAGCTTTTACCGCTGCATTGTATTTTTCTTCTGTTTCCACGGTTGTTGTATATGTTTTTGATACTTCCAGAGAAATGCTGTCCGCCGCCTGTTTGATTGCGCTATTCATCTCCAATGTGGTTGAATATTTCAACAGCTTCGTATCGGTGTCAGCTTTTGCGTTCTTTTCTGCCTGATCTGCGGCCGTCTGACCGGTTTTTACCGCGTCCATGTACTTTTCTTCTAGCTGTCCAGTTGTGGCGTATGTTTTAGACACTTCCAGCGTAATGCTGTCTGCTGCCTGACTGATCGCGCTATTCATTTCAACTGTTGTGGAATAGTTTTTCAGTTTTGTATCGGTATCGTCTTTTGCATTCTTTTCCGCATTATCTGCAGCTGTCTGGCCCTCCTGGACTGCATCTGCGTAGAGCTTGTTTGCCATCTCTTGCGTTGTATATGTTTTCGATACCGTCGAAAGAATACTTGTCTCAGTCATTGTGATCGCTGATCTGAGCTTTTCCTCTTCCCCTTTTGCCCTGGACACCTCCGCGGTTATAAGTCCCTCCTGGACCTCGATTTTTGAAAGTGCAGATTCTGCTGTGCTCTGAGCTGCTTCAATGTCCTTATCTTTTACTCTTACCCATCCATACTCATTACTGTCATTTTTCTGATACTGATAAGCATAGCCGGTTGTGGTATTGAAAAAGAGATCTCTTTCGTGTTCCTGCCTCAATTCGTCTGTCGTCCAGGCAGATGCTGGATTGTTTTCAGATGTTGGTTCATAATTTCCGTACCAGTTTCCGGATTTTCTCTCCAGCTGTTGCTCCAAACTCGAAACAGAAAGAGTTATCTTTCCGTCCATGGCTTCCAGGGATGTTGTGACCTCTTTCAGAATCGCTGTTTTATTTGCAGAGTCTCCATCTGATATTTTGGTTTCAATGTAGTTTTTGCACTCTGTCGAAAGTGCTTCTGTTTTAACAGAACCGGCAAGGATTCTCTCTCCTATAATCTGGCCATCCAGCGTCATTCCGATCGTGTATGGGCCGTT